TATTTTATTCTGCAAATAATACAGAGGGTTTAAGTAAAAGATATAATGAAAAAATTTTAAACTTGAAAGAAAGATTTGATAAGATTGTTTTTTTACATGATGATGTTTATGTTGATGACTACTATGTATGTGAAAAGCTTGAAAAAGCTCATAAAGAGTTTGATATTGTTGGGTTAGCAGGAGGAATAAACCCTAAGATACAGGAGCTAGCACTCTGGCACTTAATGTGTGGTGGGTTTGGGAGCAATAATTTAAGAGGAGCAGTTGCTCACCCAACCGATAGTGGATCACAAATCGCAGTAACAAGCTTTGGTCCAACCCCATCTAGGGTTACTATCCTTGATGGATTATTTTTAAGTGTTGATGTACGTAAAGCAGCAAACGTAAATTGGAAATTTAATGAAAACTACACCTTTCATCATTATGATATTGCTAGTAGCATTGACGCAAATAATAAAAAGCTTAAGCTAGGAGTTGCACCTATTTGGGTGATCCATAAATCACCAGGGCTCTTAAACATAAACGATAAGGTGTTCTTAGATAGCCAAGAAAGGTTTTTAAATGAATACAGATAAATTAGATTTAGATTTTTTTGAAAATATTATTTTACTAAAATCTTTAACTGATGAAACCTACCTTGCATCAATTATTGATACTGTTAAACCACACTATTTTAAAAATAAAGATATTCAAAGTGTTTTTTCTGTTATAAAAGATTACTATTCTAAGAGAGGTGTCAAACCTAATACAACAGAAATTAAAGCACATCTTGTTACAGAAGAACTAAAAGAAAGTTTTAGGAAAGCTATCAGTCTTATTAAAGATCTTGATAAAAACTACAATATAGATGAACTTACAAGCAACACTGAAAAGTTTTTAAGGGAAAAAGCTGTGTACCATACCATGCTTGAAGTAGTAGACGACATTAACAAAAATAATGTTGATACATCTAATATTTTAAATAAATTTGAAAAAGCATGTAATATATCTCTTGCTACTAATATAGGTCTAGATTTGCTTGAAGATGCTTCTGTTATTATAGATGATTTAACAAATGAAGAAAAATATATATCTTCAAAATGGAAATGGCTTGATAAAAAACTAGGTGGAGGCTTTTTAGAGAACGGTAGGTCACTCTACGTGTTTGCAGGTGAAACTAATATTGGAAAAAGTATATTTCTCGGTAATGCTGCTATTAATATGGCATCACAAGGAAAGACAGTTCTTTTAGTAACCCTTGAAATGCCTGAATTAATTTATGCTAAGAGACTTTGCACTAATATAACTAAAATACCTCTTTATCAATTAAAATCTGAAACAGCTACATTATTTCAACAGCTACAAGAATATAAAAACGAAAATACAAACGCTAAGATTATTGTCAAGGAATTTCCACCATCAAGTATAACTTGTAACCATCTTAAAGCGTTTATAAAGAAAATAGTTAACAAAGGAATTAAGATTGATGCACTCGTGGTTGATTATATTAATCTTATACACTCTACAATAGGTAACAACACGTATGAGAGAGTTAAGCATGTAACTGAACAACTAAGAGCTTTGAGCTATGTTTTTAATTTTCCCATAGTATCAGCAACACAGCTAAATAGAGCCGGCTACGATATTAGTGACCCGGGGTTAAATACTTTATCTGAATCTATGGGGTTAGGGCATACAGCAGATGTTATCTTGAGTATTTGGCAAGAAGATACAGATAAAGAATTAGGCGTGATAAAAATGGGGTTAATGAAGAATAGATTTGGAGAAAACTTTGGTGTTTGTAATATGAAAATAGATTATTCTACCTTAACATTAACCGAAGATGAAATTAACAATGATACGGAAGCCTCTACATCTTCTATTACAACACTAACCAATCTCTCTCTTTAGTTGATTTAGTCATAATTTTTATTAATATAAATAGTGAGCCAAAGCTTACGAGAAGACATCTATTTATTCACAGACCAAGATTTAGATGGCGCAGGCTGTTATTATATCTTACGGAAAGCTATTGGAAAAAACTTCAAACACACGCTTACTTCTGAAAAAAATTTTAGAAGTGCTTTTCTTTCATTAGAAAATAGAGACCAATATAAAAAGATTTATATATGTGATTTGAGTGTCTTAGAATCTAATTTAGACATACTTGATAGTAATAATATCGTTTATATTAACCATAGAAATACTGCCAAATATAATAATCTTTCATATAAAAATTTGCGACAAGAGTCTAGCGACTCACCCAGCTGCACACTTCTCCTCTATAAAAAATTAAAAGAAAAGTTACCTGAGTTTACTAAAGAAGAAAAAATTTTAATAACCCTTATAAATGATTACGATAGCTATGAATTAAAATTACTTGATTCACTTAAACTTCACTACTATTATTGTACTATAGAAGGTGATAAATTGGAAAAGTTTTATAATATTTTTGAAACAGGTTTTAAGGGATTTACAGATATACAAAAAAACAAAATACAAAATATAGAAGATAAAATTGAATCAACCTTCAACTCACTCAAAATTTTTAAAGGTGATATTAAAATTGGCGATAAGCTTGTAACAATGTGTAGCACATTTAACAATACTTTTCCATCAGAAATATGCGATAGAATAATCCGTAAATATAATGCTGATATAGCATTAAGCGTTAATTTAAACACATCACATGTAAGCTTACGCAAAAACAAAAGCTGTACTATAAACTTAGGTAATTTAGCTAAAAGAATCTTTGATGGCGGCGGAGATGATTGCGTAGCTGGCGGTAAAATCACTAAACCTTTTCTTGAGCTTACAAAGCTTCTCTACCCTGTAACATGAGCATTAACCCCATAGAAAAAATCTCTGAATCAGAAGTAAGCCATTTATTTCTTTCATTTTGCTCTTTTTGTGCTCTCCTAGAGACAAAGAAAATTAATCTAGCAAACATATTTCTTCTTGTTTTAAAAGAACAAAAATTTAGAGATTTGTTAATAAGCTACTGTGACTTTAAAAGTGAGTACGACGCGCTAAAATACTTTTTATTCTTTGATAATACCTTATACAAGAGTAAATACATTATGAAGTTTTTAAATTCTAAAAACTTTACAAAATTATGATTAACGTAGAAGTAAAGTTAGACAAAAAGAAGAGCCTTGAAAAACCATATTTTGATAAAATGTGGAATAAATTTAATAGAGAGGTACAGAGATCTTTTATTTTAGAAGAGTTAAAGCTTAAGAAATGTTACTACAAGCCAAGCAGGTTTAAGAGATTGAAAAAAGATATTAGTAAGCTAAAATGGCGTTACTATTAATGATATCAGATTTTGAAAAACTAATTTATAATACCCACCTTTCAGTTTCTAGACAAAAAGCAGACAAGCCCTATACAATAAGAAAAGATTTTACTGATATAGATTTTAAAATAATACAAGCTTTAAAAAAGCTTTCTTTTTTCTTTAACAAACATAAAGAGATTTCTGTAAAAGATTTTTTTAAAGCTTCTTATTTAATATATAAAGATGAAAGTTATTTAGATATATCCTTCTTCAATACTCTTAAAGCAGTCAAAGCCTATAGAATATTTAAAGAATCCATCAATAATTCAGATCCAGATTCAGAAGACCAACTAAAAGTAACTAAAGATTCTATAAAGTATATCTACACATTCTGTCAACAAAATAATATTAGTTTAGACACGTACATCTCTCACAAAACAAACAATATTTTAACTTTCCTTCTTCATCTTAAGAACAGATCCGTAAACATTTATTCTCTTTTTTATTACAATGATTTTATTCAACAGCTTAATAAGACTGACAGAGAAGTACTTTCATTTATGTTTGAAAATGGCTTTATTGAAAAAACTGAAAGCAAAAAAATAAAATTTTTAAATTCTGTCAAATGTAAACACTTGGTAGACAGAGGGTTTAATAAATTAAAAAATATTTTAGAAAAAAGTTGATATACTCAAAATATATTATACAATCTTAATTATGAATTCACTTACATCTTCAATGTTCGAAAGCATTAAAACTGCTCTAACCAAGGAAAATAGCTCTGGTGCTAATAAACAAAAAGACTTCTTACGTACGGAAGTTGGCAATACCTATACTGTCAGATTATTGCCTAATATTAAGGACCCGTCCAAAACCTTCCTCCATTACTACTCTCATGGTTGGAATAGCTTTTCTACAGGTCAGCTTATCACTCTTGTAAGCCCTACCACTTGGAATCAACGTGATCCTATTGCTGAAGAGCGCTATAGAGTTTTACGTAATGGAACAGAAGAAGAAAAAGAGAGAATTAAAGCTATTGTTAGGACAGAGCGCTGGCTTGTTAATGCTTATGTGATCAATGATCCTGTCAATGAGGAGAATAATAATAAGGTAAAAATTCTTCGCTTTGGAAGACAGCTTCATAAAATCATTAAAGATGCTATGGAAGGTGAAGAAGCTGAAGAGCTTGGTCCCCGTATTTTTGACTTAACACCCAAAGGAGTAAACTTAAAGATTAAAGTAGAGAAGCAAGGCGACTACCCCACATATGTATCTTCTAAGTTTACTACACCTAAGGAAATTGAGGGTCTTGATGATGATTCTTATGATAAGGTTTATAAGAGTGTATTTGATCTTGAGTCTTATATTTCCGTTAAATCGTATGATGAATTAAAGGATATGCTTAATGCTCACTATTTCTGTAAGAGTGAGCCTGAAGAAACAGTTGCAGAGGTAAAAGAAGTAGCCAAGTCTACACCTTCCCAGGTTGCAGAGATTGTTGCTAAAGAAACTAAAACCTCTAAAACTAAAGAGTCTGATGAAAGCTTAGAGAAACTTCTAGAAGATCTATAATGGATCCGGATTACACATCTCCTGAAGAGCTCAAGATGATAGCTCTCCAATTTATGGGCCAACAAATTGGAGAGCTTAAAGAACTTGATAAAAATATTATCAATAGAACTAATTCTCTTCAAGGCAATCAAATCAATGTTCAACAAGTCTTAAAAACATTACCTCAGTCAAATTCTCAGCAACGCCCTCAACAGCAGCCTCATTTAACAAAATCTCAACCTACTGTTAACTATGCTGCTCAGAGCAGCCCTGCAAGTGATTATTTTGATAAAATTCTATCTAAGCTAGATACAATTATAAAATTACTTGAAAAATAAGTATCTTACGTTACAATAAATTATAGTGAAATTAACTATAAGCGATAAAACTAATTTTGTTAATTACTTCTTAACACCAATTAGCAAGATAACCAATACCGCAGTTCTAAAAATAGAAAAAAACTTATTTACTTCACTTATTTCTACCAGTGACAATACAATTATTTTAAATGCAGAATATAGTAATGAGAAAGATATAGACAGTAATATAACTTTAAATATACCCGATCTTACAAAACTAATAAGAATTTTATCAGTAATTGACTCAAAAGACGTTGAGCTTGAGCTCAACAAAAATAATATTTCATATTCTTCCAATCATATTAGATTTAAATACCATCTATTTGAGGACGGTATTATTACTACGCCTAAGCTTAACGTACAAAAACTATCTACACTGACTTTTGATGGTAAGTTTACCCTGCTCTTTAACAGTCTTCAGGATCTTATAAAAGGCAGCAGTATTGCTACT